CGGACATCTGCGGGCCGAGACCACGCCGGTCACAACGATTGCGTTCTCTCAGGGCGGGGATCATTTGCAACGCGGTGGTGGGAAATTGCGTTTTCTAAGAAAGGCGATGAATAGTTTTGTTTGTGATGTCGAGAGGCCTATCCGGTTCCGAGGTCGACTGAACGAGGACGTGAACACCTACGTGGCATTGGGTCGTACTGGAACGCTATTCTTCACTGATATGGCAGTGCAGCTTGAGCAGTTACCAACCCAGGCGAATAGCGGCGGGGCGACTGAGCTATATCTGGACGCCGGGACATATGTGAAATCCTTCTACACGGTTATGGCGGCTCCGTCTTGTGCAACTATTCGGATAATGGGTCGAAGTTCTCAACGGCTTCATCACCATATAGACTGGGGCAAGGCCGTCCCGTTAATCATCTCCCAGGAGTTTAAGAAGGCGGTGAAGGTCTGATGGCAAAGCGTAAACAGCCGGGACTAAGCCCTACCAAGGGCCAGCGAGTGGTCGCTGAGACCCGGCGCTACCAGATGCTGGAGTTGACCAAGGCGGGCCGCACCGAGAAGGAGATAGCCGAGGCGCTGGGCGTGGCAAGGAGTCTGGTTAATAGGGACGTGAAGCGCGTCCTCGGTGACCTGGCCCGCTCTGCCACGAGGACAGCGGATGCGGTGCGGGCGTTGCAGATGGAGCGGTACCTGGCGCTCCTGTCGCGCTGGTATCTCCCTGCGATGCAGGGTAACGCCGAGGCCACCCGTATGGTGCTCTCCATCATGGCCCGCATCGACACAATCAACGGCATAATCCCGGACAGGCCACTGATCGACATGAGGACGCAGACCATCCAGGTCGGAGAGGGTATGGGTCTGATGGAACTGGCGAGGTATATCGCAAATGGCAACGGCGACAACGGAGTTGGTAGAACTGGCTCAGAAGATAACGGCCAGCCCCACGCTCTTTCTAACGGACGCGCTGGGGGCGAGGCCGTACCAGAGGCAGACTGAGATAGCCGAGGCTGTCGGGTCTTCTCGGCGTGTCTCTGTCGTGGGCTGTAACGGTAGCGGTAAGGACTGGCTTGCCGCTCGTATGGCGCTCTGGTGGGTCACCGCCCACTACCCGGCCAAGGTCATCATTACCGGCCCGACCTACCGGCAGGTGGACGACGTTATCTTCAACGAGTTGAGGGCCGCGTACCGCTCGGCTCCTGCGCTCTTGGGCGGGCGGCTGTTCGAGTCTCCGAGGTGGGAGCTAGACGAGACCACGTTCATCGTGGGCTTCTCGACTGACCGGCCCTGGAACCTCCAGGGCTTCCACTCGCCGAGGCTAATGGTCATCGTCACCGAGGCTCACGCCATGTCAGAGGACTCCATCAATGCCCTCTATCGGCTCAACCCTGACACGTTGCTGATGGTGGGCAACCCGTTCGCGACGACTGGGCCATTCTATGCCAGCCACCATGAGAACCGGGAGAACTGGACGACGTACAGCATCAGCGCCTTCGATACCCCGAACCTCCAAGAGGGGCGCACAGTGGTCAGGGGCATGGTGACAGCCGAGGACGTGGCCGACCGTGCAGCGGAGTGGGGCGAGGACTCCCCGATGTATCAGGGGTCGGTGCTGGGCGAGTTTCCCGACGAGCTAGACGACGCCTTGCTGTCGCTCTGGCTGGCGCGGGAGTCGATGGAGCGCGAGGTTGAGGCAGAGGGTGAGGTGGTGGTAGGTTGCGACGTGGCCCGGTTCGGCAGGGACAAGACGGTGGTGGCGCGGAGACAGGGCAACGTGGCCGAGGTCGTCTATCGGGTGCAGGGTAAAGACCTGATGGCGATAGCTGGATGGCTCGGTAGGTACTGCGAGGACAATAAGGTGGACACCCTGGTAGTCGACGACACCGGCCTGGGCGGTGGAGTGACTGACCGACTCCGAGAGGTAGGCATGGGCAACACCAAGATAGTTGCCTTCAAGGGTGGCGAGAAGGCGCGACAGGAGAAGCGTTTCGCCAACCGGGTGACCGAGTCCTGGTGGATGGTCAGAGAGTGGGTGATAGCGGGCGGGAAGCTGCCCAATGACCCGGCCCTGGTTGGACAACTAACCAGCCGACGTTATAGTATCCAGTCAGACAAGCGGCTCATGTTAGAATCTAAGGACAAGATGAGCAAATCGCCCGACGAGGCCGACGCTCTGGCTATGACGTTCGGTGGTCGGAGAGGGGAGTTAAAGGTATGGGTGTGAGAACCAACGTCTCAGGTGCGTGGGACGCCCTCCGAGGCCGGGAGAGGGCGAACCCCGTTGGCGGTCAGCTATTCGAGAAGCTGTCAAAGTCGTGGGGTATCGGGGACGCCTGGGCCAAGCCGAGCTATGGCAACTACTACCCGTCCAGCGTCAGCGTGTACGCGGCCATCAAGCTCCGGCAGGAAGCCATCGCAAGGGTGCCACTGTTCGTCTACCGACAGACCGAGGACGGGCTTGAGAAGGTAGCCTCCGACCACCCGCTCCAGACTGTGCTTGACCGGGTCAACCGCTGGTGGACTCGTGGCGACCTTTGGCGGGCCACCGAGACCTACCTGTCCCTCTGGGGTTCGGCCTATTGGTCGGTGGTGCGAGAGGGTAACACCATTACCGAGATATGGCCTCTGCGTCCCGACAAGGTGAAGATACTGCCCGACGCGAAGGACTACATAAAGGGCTTTGTGTACGGCACTGGTCAGGAGAGCAGGGCGTTCGCCCCCGATGAGATTATCTGGTTCAGGTACTTCAACCCGCTCGATGAGCTATCCGGCCTGTCGCCTATAGCCCCGGTGGCCCTGTCGGTGGACATGGGCGTCGATGCCCTACGGACTAACCGATTCGCTCTGGCTAACGACTCGACGCCTGGGATGATAATCAGTGTGAGCGACACGCCTACCGACGAGGAGGTGCTGTCGTTCTATGAGCGGTGGGAGAGCCGGTTCGCTGGCTCCAAGAACTCCCGCCGCCCTGCGATACTCGGCGAGGGCATGACGGCCAGCAATCTCGGCTTCAGCCCGAAGGACATGATGGCCCTGGAGAGCATGAGGTGGAGCAACGAGGACGTGGCGCGGGTATTCAACGTCCCGACCCCGATGCTGCACGACCTGAGTCGTGCCACCTACGCCAACATCATGACGGCGCGGAAGTCCTTCTGGGAGGACTGCATAGGGCCACAGCTGGCGTTCTACGAGGAGGAGATTACCGAGATGCTCTTGCCCCTCTATGGTGAGGAAGGGCTGGTGGTCAAGTTCGACACCTCTGGCGTCCAGGCACTGCAAGAGGACGAGGACGCCAAGGCCGCGAGGCGTGAGAAATACGTCAAGGCCAACATCATGACCATCAACGAGGTCAGAGGTGACATGGGTCTGGAGAACGTCGAGTGGGGCGATAAGCCCTCGGCACCGGCAGCGCCACCGCCAGCCTTCTCCATAAGCGACGCCACGGCCAGCACCCGGTCACTGGACTGGGAAGCGGACGGCAGGGCTATAGACGACTCCCTCCGGCGTCAGGGCAAGAAGCTGGAAGAAGCTATGCGGCGTGATGTCTCAGAGCTATTCCGCAAACAGGCCAACAGCGTCATCAGAGAGTTCGAGAAGCAGACCGAAGGCGAGGAGCGAGGAACCAACGGTGCCGTGGCAGTTCGGGCGGCTCCAGTGCTGAACGTCACCGAGTGGATACCCCAGTTCACTGCACTAGCTCGGAAGCACCTCACCGCTGGACTCCTGGGTGGGGCCGAGGCGCAGGATAACAAGTTCAAGCTCGGCATCTCTTTCGACATAACGGCTCCCGTGGTCAAGAGTTGGATATCGACCAGGACGAAGTTCTGGGCTGAGAACGTGAACAGTACCTCGGCAGACACAGTCCTGAACCTCATTAGTAAGGGGCGCAAAGAGGGCCAAGGGCCGATGGAGATAGCCAAGAAGCTGCGAGACTGGCGAGAGTTCCAGACTACTGCCCGGTCTGAGCGGGTAGCCCGGACGGAGATGACGGTGGCACAGGGGCAGGGTAGCCTTCAGGCGTTCAAGCAAGCCGACGTTCCTGCCAAGCGGTGGTATACGGCGCTCGACGAACGGGTCAGAGATTCACATATGGAGATCCACGGCCATATACGGGCGCTGTCGGAACAGTTCCAGGTCGGCGGGGATTCTATGGACGGGCCGGGGCAGGGTAGCGACCCTGCCGAGAACATCAACTGTCGGTGTGTGATTATCCCAGAGGGTATGCCTAGTGGGTAAGGGGAACACGGTAGACGTACACCCTGTCTATTGCTCGTGCTGCCCTGGCTCTCCTGTAGTCATGGCCGAGAAGGTAGGCGACCACCTGCTGGAGATACAGTCGAGGAAGCATGGCAGGACTCACGTCGCCGTCGTTCTGCTTGACAGGACTACGGATGAGGCACTAGACTCAAAGCCTGACACAACTGAATAACTAGAGCGCCCCTCAGTCGCCCACGTCCCAGAGACGCCCTTTAGACGTCCACCCAAATCGGTGGGCGTTTTTTTATGCCATATCCAAACGAACATGCGTGCAGAGTCCGAGACCCTGGTGACTTTCGGAAGGGTTCGTTCCGACGGGTGAGGCGTAAGTCAGGCGCGAGACCGCTGGACGCCATCATGGGCCGACTTGCCGAGGATGGCTCTGCGATGGTGTTGCAGTCCTATCGCTACCCTAG